TTTCCTTCGTGGTAGTAATCTCTAACCCCATGAAAACCAATTTTGAATAAGTTGTCACCATCAACTAATAGTGTCTTTACCACAAACTTTTATTTTAAAGGTCCAACGTTTCTTCTTCTAACCTAAACTCACCACCTGTACCGATGATGTCTTTCCAATAGTCTGATTGTTCGGCTTTGTAACCTTCAATAGACTTCTTCTCTTCTGCGGGGTCTTTACCCGCCAAAAATCCGTGTGCTGTTACCAAAATCTTTCCGTCCTCATAACCCAATCCATTGATGTGGTTTTTCATAACAGAAATTTTGGTTCTTGTTGCAAACTTAACTTTTCTTTTGTCTTTGACTGCGGAAATCTTTGTAGTACCAGCCCCTTTTTGGTTACCAAACAAAAATACTAAAGATGAGTTTAACCAAATTGCCTCACCACCTTTTGCTTTAATTTTTGGTTGTCCAAATGGGTTGTCAGGTAATTCAACCCACGGCTGATTTACAATAACCAATGAGTTTTCATATTTTGATTCTGATTTTCTTGAACCTGAAATTCTTTGGTTGATTCCCATACCAATCTTGTCAGCCAATACCGCAGCGTTATGTTGTTTACCACCTTTACCTTCAAAGGTCATCTTACAGGGTACTGAACCAACCGAATCCCATAAGAATAATAAATCGTACTCAATCTCACCTTTTTCCTGTGCATCTAATAACTCGTTGATGTAATCTGTAATTTGTTCAATATATTCAAAGTTATTATTGAACAAGAAAAATCCATCCCAATCAAGTTCTCCCGTTTCTGTATCAACCACTTCTTCACATTCAAAACCCATAAGTTTTGCGTGGTCAAAAGACCATTTTTGTTCTGTAATAATAAAGACAGGTAAAATTTCTTTTTTCTGAGCATCAACCGCCGCTTTAACTAACGCTGTTGTTTTTCCAGTATCTGAATGACCCAAGAACATATTTAAATGACCCATAGCAGGACCAGGTACTCCAACCGCATCCAAAAAATCTTGACCTAAATCAAAGAACCTTTGTGGTTTAAATTTAGCAGAAGTTGAGAACTTCTTTTTAATACTACCGAAATCTTTTTTCTTGATTGCCATATTCTTTTAAATTATAAAAGATGGTGCAGACAAAGCCTGCACCATCAGATTAGTTTTTAGAATGGAAGGTCTTCGTCAACATCCATACTTGCTTGTGGGTCTGCCTTAGGAGAAGAACTACCACCCATAGTCATCTCATAGTCATCACCATAAACATATTTTTTCAATTCAGAATCCCATACAGGAGTCTCACCACGAGCGATTGCCTCAAGGTATTCAACAGGTTTTTTAGAATATACATCAGCCCAAGTCAATTCATCTTCCATCCATTCTTTCATAGTTGAAGAATCATCATGAAGTGGTGATGGGTCATCATACATAATTGTTTGTGTGATTGTGTATTCTTTACCTGCAGGAGTCTTAGCTTTTGTCAATTCAATAATCAAATCACGACCTTTTTCAGCGTCGGTAACATCACCCTTTTGTTTCCAAATAGGAATGATTTTATCCAAAATACCTTCTTGTTTGTAATTATCTTTAAATCTCCAAAATTTAACTCCGTCTTCTTCTCTGTCACGGTCAACAACCTTAACAATGTAGAATTTACGTGAACGGTATTGACGAGCCAATTCTTTATCTGAAGCCTTTCCTGTTGAAATCAACTCTTCGTAAACTTCATTTAAAGGTGAGCGCTCACCGTCATTTTTTCCTGGGTCATATAACTTAACCCATTGTCCGTTTACTTGTAGTTCATGATACCATACTTCTTTGAATGGTGATGAACCATCAGATGTTGGGAGAATACGAACTCTTCTTTGTCCCGTTTTTTCATTTTTCTGAAGAATAGTAGTAAAATACTTCTTCATTCTTTCGTCTTGCGACATTCCTGTTCCACTTGTTGTGGAAGTTGTGTTCTTCTCGTATTGAGCTAGAACCGCATCTAAACTAGAATTACTCATTTTTTTGTTGTTTTAATTAAAGGTTTATCTCTTTTATCTTGTAATCAATAATAATCAAAACACTAAATAAGTCAAACTCATTCAAATAAAAAAAGACCACCGAAGTGGTCTTTTGTAAAAAAATATTTTTTTAAAAAATTAAAAGTTGTTATTGTCTTGTTCAAATTTATTAAAAGTATTTTTAATCTCATTTGGTGAGAAATTTTCAACTTCATCACTTGTTAGAATATACTCATTTTTACCCGTTTTTTCAAACTCATCTTGTTTGTCCATGAAAAAATCACTCAACTTTTGATTATATGGGTAACTATCTAAACTTCTCAAAGATAATTTTTCTTCGGGTGTTTTTTCACGATACTTTTCGATTTTGTTTTCAATATCATTAATTTTATTAAAAATTGCATCCATCGCTGAAAGTTTTTCTTCTAAATCACCTAATTTTGAAAACATAGTATTCATGTATTCGTCTTGTTTAGATTGTATATCTTTTTGTGATGTAACTAAATCAGTTATATCTAACTCTTCTGTTCCACCTTCTTCAGTTGGTTCTGTACTTGTTACGTCTGTGGCAACGTCACCTTCAGTATCATCCACAACCTCAACGTCTGGGTCATTAGCAATATCTACAGGTTCAGGTATAGCGTCAACACCAGCATCTGTTGTTGCCGCACCATCAGCTGGAAGTGATGTATCTGTTGGGGCTGCAGCATCTGTTTCAGGTGCTTCAGCGTCGAATTGTTCTGAAATATACTTGTTAATAGTATTATATTTCTGAATCTCTTTTAATATTTTTTTATCAATACTCATAATATTATTTTATTAACCATTTAACAGGGTTTTTGTTCCCGTTGGCGTTTCAACTTTTAAAGTTCTGTTTAATTTCATGGTGTTATCCACTCTTTCAATTAAACCGTCTTTCATTCTAACAGTATAACAGTCACCCGTGTCTAAATCACAAACTTCCTTATACCCATTACCAGCCTCTCTTTCTGTGATTCTAGTATCTTTCATAAGGTAACTATCCAATAGATTTTTTATGTTCATAACCTTTTTTATTAATAAATATATGAAAAACGCAATTATTCTAATTATAACAATTTTTTTATTATCTACACTCAGGACATAGTATCCTTTCACAAGCATTTAACATTTTTTGTTTAACTGTATCGAAATTACCTTGAGTTATGGTTTCATTGGTAATTAATCTGTCGGTTTCTATTTTTATTTTGTCACCCGTATTATTTGGTGGTGTCTTACCGTAAGGATATAAAAAAGTTGAAAAATATAGGTATGTTAATGCAGTTGCAAGTCTTTCATTGTAATTTGCAATACTATTATTAAGTTCTAATAATTTATCTATTATTGTTACATACTCTCTATATGATTCAATAAAAAACTTAATAGAATCATCTTTATTTTCAAAACTAAATATAGGATATTCATAACCAGAATTATTAATACAAACCTGACCATTTGTAAATCCTGTTAAATTATTATATGTTTCATCCCAAGACCCGCTACCAAATAAATTATTATTAGGACAATCAAAACTACCGGGACCATCATTTGCCATAGACATAACACCAAAAGCAAATCTTTTAATTTTTCCATTATACGAAAGATTATTCAACTCACTAATAACATCGTTTATAGATATGTTAGTGTTTACAAAATCAACAAAATCTAATGACGGGAATTTAGTTAGTGAATTACAATCTGTACTCGTTGACGGTGTATAAACTGAAGGTGTTATAGTTGTCGCGGTTACTGAGTTTGTAACAATTTGAGTTGCAGCTTGTGATGCTCTTTTACGGTATACTTGTTCATATTTTTTTAGTAAGTTCTTATTTACACTCATTACCAATTTATCAATTGATGGGAATGCAAATATTGGTTGTCGTATTCCTTCAAAACTAGTCTCAAAACCATTTTGACTAATATCGTGATTAACATTGGTAATAAAATAAGGACCGTAGAACATCGGAACGTGTCTTAAGTTAAAATACATTGTTGGTTGTATCATCATATTACCCATAGATGAAACTGAACAAGTATAACTTCTAGTTCTATAGACATTATATAGTGATGCGGTTTGTTGAGCAACCTTATCACCCGAAGCTTGGTTTGCCATGTCACTTAACACTTGGAATGTTTCCGATGTATTTTTAAATTGGTTTTGGTCGAGGCTGATTGACTTAAACATACTTTGATTCCTAATACCAAAATCCAAATTAAATCCAACAACTTTATTTGATTTACTCCAATCTGTTTTGTTAGCCTGATTTTCAATTAGCGGATTGTTACTACTTCTTCTTAAATCAAAAGTATCGTTTCTAAATCTTGATGTTTTATTTTCTTTCATGTCCAGATGCTCCGAAGGTTTTCCTACATATAAACATAAGAATTTTGGTCGTGAATCTTGGTAATCCACAGTTAAGTGTGTACCAAATGCTGAATTGGCAATATCAGGATTTAATGTTGGTGTACCATCTTTAGATGCCTCTTGTATACCATAAAAATTAATATATGACGGTAATGCCATAAAAATAAAATTATTTTGTGATAAAATATATCCTATCAAACTCATTAATGAAAAACTTGAAACTTTACCTTTTAGGTATCCTTTAAGTGATAAAACATCAATTGTAAAACTG